GTATCACCCTCTCCAGGCACCCATGGCGTTGCAGTTTTTGCAATCCATCTGTAATGGTTCTGCAAAAGTGGGACACCGCGCGTTTGCGCAAGTCCACACCCCGCGACTGCTCCCATCCACTTATGGAAAATTTTCCTCGATGACAGATCCCTTGTAGAGACAAGATCTGAGTACAACCGTTTGCACGGATTTGGTATTAACACATATCCGTGATCCTCGTTGAACACCGGATGGCCTTGGCAAAACTCGATTTCCTCCAGCGTGTATTTGATACCCTCGATCTTCATCGTGAGTCCCAACTGCAGGAACCAGCTCTCCACGGTAGCGACGATAAGATCCAAGTCGCGTTGCTCGCATATCAGCCATCCGTCATCTCCATCGTTTCCATACCTATACCTGATCCCCAGATGTTTGAGATAGGAATACATTCCAGCGCACATCACAATAACGTTCCTGAGTGATGTGTTCATGTCACCCGACATCCCGCATCCATCAACGCAGTACCTGATGATGCCTTCCCAGTTGACAAACACGCCGTGGTTTTCCAACTGCGCGTTTAACAACTTCGAGAGTTCAACCAAACCTTCATCTCCATGTCCAACACAAAACTGTTCTGTTATGTGATTGGCGACCTGGAGAAGTGGGACATTCAGGTGTTGATCGAACCTAGCAGCGTCAAGTTCAACGCAAACCGGGTTGTCGAATTCAAGCCATGCACTAGCGATGGCGTTTCCTCTCTCAATGTGTGTCCTCCCTTTCTGGACTGTTACGTGCTCACCACTCGCGTCAAACACTTCATCAATTGCGTGGTATATGGTGTGTTCGACGTGCTTAATGTGTCGTCCCAACATGACATTGAACCGCGGGGATCGCGGCTGAATTATTCTTGGTACTCCTTTACTATATTCGTCCTTTGTGAAGACCTTGACACGTGAATCTTTCTTCATGTCGAACGGTTTTGTCTCCAGGGACAAGGCAGCGGCGGCATATACACGGCGCTTTGCTCCAACATAGGAACTGACGAATTCGTCGCTCGACAATGGTGGAAATTTCTCACGCTGCGCAGCCTCTTTTCTCATGCTCTCGGTGAATTCACCTAGGAGTTTCAACACAGTCTCAGTACCCAACTGTCTGGCTTTCGAGGCGCGTTCCTTCGGGTCTTCGATGCTTTCAACTGCGGTTCTAACAGCGGCTGTCGTCCAAGGTTTGGGTGCTCGCTGGTAGCGTCCGTCAATCTTGACAAAGAAGACCCGCTCGAAAATGCCATGTGTGACTGTGTCAATGTCATTGTTTGGGATTTCCCAATCCGGTCCAAAATCGCCACGTACACGATAATAGACCCTTGGCCCTTTGGGCCGTTTACCCGCCTGCCTGGTGTAGGTGACTCTGAAAGAGTCTGTGCCCTCCTCAGGGATAGTGCTCACCTCTTCTGGTGGGACAGAGGTGTGTGAAGTTGCACCAGAGCACCTACCCAAGCGTCCTTAGGCGGAGAAGACGACACGGCGGTCAGTCGGGGTGTCGCGGCTTGCCACGGTTCTAGTCGCGTGGTATTCACTGATATCCTCGTCAGCCGTGGTTTCAACCCAGAACATTTCTGAGGCCCAACGGGTGACAGATACCAGTTCATTCCCACGCATGGTTATAAACCGCGGATCTTTCGCCTTTTGTAGAGCATTGACACGCCGAGCGACGTCCTCCTCCACCAGCGCAACGTTATCACTGGTGCGAGTGAGTTTGCCGAGTCGTTGTTGTGTCAGCCGGGCCACTTCACCAGCCAACACGGGTATACGCACGCCCCTCTTTCTGCGGGTTCGCTTCCTACGTGCGGTTTTATGCTCGATGTACGGAGTATTTAATTCACCGAGCTTCCGAGGGGGAGGAGTCGCATCGACACCCAATCTTTGCGACTTTTCCAACGCCGTCTCACATTCCACGTCTCCTTTAGCCACGGCGGTGACAATTGCGGTGAGATAAGGGTCCTTCGTCGGTTCAATGAGGTCGGCTAACCAATGCCTAAACCGGAAATCTTGCCTCGGTTTACTAACAGCATAGGTGCTTACTGTCATGACTTCTCCCATGAATTGAATCTCATGATCCTCCAGTGCCACTTCCCGTCCGGGGCCGTAGGTGACGATGCCACCATGGCCATTGAAAATCCGTTCCTCCACAACCGCGCAATCACGGTTCCCCTCGTGCGACGTGGTTGGTCGCAGCCAAACGGCCAAACCACGCCTGGCCCGTATCCATCTAGACTCGTCAATCATCTCGGCTGACCCTTCCACTCGATCGCTGACTGCAGCCGTCATATTCTGCGTGTTGTCAACGGCCTCGTTTCCAGGAGCTTGGGCCGAGAAGTCCTTGATGGGCGGACTCGGAGTGCGAATCGATCCCACCGATTCATCACTCGGTTCATCAAAT